ATACCCAAGAACGTGTCACTGAGTCATGATTAAGCCATCATTGACCATAGTTGGTCACGAGCAGGACGAACTAGTCTCTAATCGGCTTACATCGGTTTCAGAGCCGGAATCAGCTCAGGTCTTTGGGCATGAAGTGCCCAGAATCCACACGCCGCTCAATGATTTGCCGTCTAGGGGCTATGAATTGATTGACTTTGCTGACCAGATTATCGAAGGCGGCTTTATGCCTTGGCAGAAATGGCTTGCGGTTCAATCGCTCAAGCTCAAGCCGGACGGCCGGTACTTCCATCCCATCACAGTGGCCACAGTCGCCCGCCAAAATGGAAAATCGACGTACATGCTCGCACGCATCGCCATGGGTCTATTTCACTGGGATGAGTCATTGCAAGTCGGCTCAGCTCACCGGTTGGTCACATCGCTGGAGCAATTTAGATCGCTGGTGGCCATCATTGAAGCTCACGATGATTTGGCAAAGCAAGTCAAGCGCATCAGATGGCAACATGGAGCCGAAGAAATCGAAACCTTGTCTGGTAACAGATTCGTTATCAAAGCCGGCGGTTCAGCAGCTCGTGGATTGAGCAAGCCGGAAGTCGTCCATCTGGATGAGCTGCGTGAAATGAAAGACTTGGACTCATTTGCCGCTTTGCGCTATACCTTGATGGCGGCAAAAAATCCTCAGGTCAATTGTTTCAGCAATGCTGGTGATAGTCATTCCGTTGTGCTGAATTTGCTGAAAGAGCGCGGGATGGCAGCTAGTGCCGGCGCGGTTGATGACATTGGATATTTCGAGTGGTCATCTCCCACAGAAGTCTTATCGATTGAGAATGCAGCTTATGCCAATCCCGGACTTGGAATCACAATCCATCCGGATAACATCAAGGCTGTATTCAATGATCCAATCGAAGTAGTCATGACTGAAGTGTTGTGCCGATGGGTGCAGACAATATCCAGCGTGGTCGGGTCGGCCGAATGGAATGAATGCCTTGATGAAGAGATTGACCTAGACACGGAGAAGCTGACATGGATGGCCATCGATTGCTCACCGGACAGAAAATTTGCAGCAATGGTCGGAGCGCAGAAATTGGGCGATGAGAAATTCATCGTCAAGCTGCTTCACACTTGGGAGAACTCAGTGCAGCTTGATGATCGCGAGATTGCCAACGATGCCGCCAAATATTGCCGCGAATATCCGATTGAGCATTTGCTCTATTCACGCCGAACATCTGGCGCGGTCGCAGCGAGAATGCAACCGGCCGGAATCCCAATCTTGGACATGGACGGCGATTACCCGCAAAGCTGCGATGAGATGCTGGGCGCAATCAATAGCGGTCGGCTTAAACATCGAGGGCAAAGCGAACTGACTACACAGATGCTCTCAGCGGTGCAATTGCGTCGTGGCGATGGGGGATGGGTATTGGGCAGACGTGCCAGTCAGTCGGCAATTCCGGCGGCGGTGGCAGTTGCTCTCGTTTCTCACTTTGCGACACGCCCAGAGACGGAGATTGACATTCTCGTTGGATAGTGTTCTAGGCGTGGGAAAATTCTTGCATGGGATTCAGAGACTTATTTGTCAAAACATCATCCGTCACAGAGCTGACATACGATGTCTCTGCTTCTCTTGCTCCAGTGACAACACTAGATTCACTCTCGCCATTCTTTCGCGGTAATCGCACAGCTACACGTCAAGAAGCTATGAGTGTGCCGGCCATTGCTCGTGGTCGCAATATCATCTGCTCATCGATTGCATCGATTGGCCTTGAAGTGCGTGATCGTGTTACTGGAATGAGTATTGACCCGCCGCGAGTAATTCGCACACCAGACCCAAGAATTCCCGGCGTTGCGACCTATGTCTGGACGCTAGAAGATTTGTTATTCCATGGTTATGCATATTGGCAAATCACAGAATTGTTCGCCGATACGCAACGCGTTCGCAGCGTTCAAAGAATTTCGCCGGATCGTGTAACTATCAACACAAATTCAGATTCAACAGAAATTGAATCGTATTCAATCGATGGTCATACACCATTGCCAACATTTGGCGTGGGAAGTTTAGTCGTGTTCTACGGAAATGATGAAGGGCTCCTCAATCGAGCTGGTATGACTATTAGAACCGGTGCGGAACTCGAACGTGCGGCTGCACTCTATGCGCGTGAGCCTGTTCCACAAATGGTATTGAAATCAAACGGAACTGCGTTGCCAGCAGATCGCATTGCTAAACTCCTGGAGTCTTGGGGTGCAAGTCGTCGCAATCGCACAACTGCATTCTTGAACGCAGACATTTCGTTGGAAACTTTAGGATTCGACCCCGAAAAATTACAGCTCGCAGCTGCCCGTTCGTACATTGCCACAGAACTGGCCAGAGCTTTGGGAATCCCGGCGTATTTCATTGATGCAGAAACTGGTTCGAGTATGACGTACTCTAACGCCAGCACGACTCGTCAAACTTTGCTGGACTTCTCCTTGATTCCGTTGATGAACAGCGTAACCGAACGGCTCTCAATGCCGGATTTCGTTCCTTCAACGCAGCGAGTCGAGTACGCGTTGGACGACTACTTGCGCGGTTCAGCTTTAGAACGCGCACAAATCTATGAAATTCTCAATCGCGTCGGCGCATTGAGTGCAGAAGAAATCCGAATTCAAGAGGAGATGATCCGATGAAGGTATTAACACCATTCACAATCACAGCGGCCGATTCAGAAGAACGCACTATCACCGGCCAAATTGTGCAATTCGATACGCCAGCAAATGCATCGACTGGAAAAGTATTATTCAAATCCGGTTCATTGATTCCAGCATCAGTCAAGCTAAATCTTGAACACGATTCAAAACGACCAATTGGAAAGACGCTATCAATGGAGCTTGCTCCAGATGGCAAGTCAATCAATGCCACATTCAAGATTTCTAAGACAACAGCCGGATCAGATGCAATTCAAGAAGCGATGGATGGACTTCGCGACGGATTCTCAGTTGAAGCAAATGTCGCAGACCATGGATTCAATGAAGATGGCACGATGGTCGTCAATTCCGCGACTTTGGTCGGCGTCGCACTAACACACAACCCAGCATTCGATGAAGCTCGCGTCAGTCATGTCGCAGCGACTACCGAAGTCACACCAGAAGAAACACCAACCGAAGGAGACGCAGTGGATACCACTACCGAAAAAACAGAAGCACCAGCCGTTGAATCGGTAGAGGCTTCAGCGAACGTCGTGCATGCTAACAAGCCAGCACCATATTTCACTTCACCACGATCACCAATTGTAAATCTTGGTTCATGGATGGAACACTCAATCAAAGCAAAGTTGAACCCAATGTCAGATTCTGCAATTTACGTTGCAGCAGCTAATGATGACCTTGGAACTACTAACCCAGCTTTCAACCCAACACGTCAGCTTGCTGAAGTGATTAACGGACTTAGCAACGGAACACGTGGAGCAATTGATGCAATCAGCCGCGGAACACTTCCGGACGCTGGGCTTCAATTTGAAATCCCAAAGATTTCTCAAATTGCCACTGTTGCAGCTGTTGCAGAAGGCGGCGCAGTATCAAATACAGGAATTGAGTCAAGCTTCATTTCTGTTCCAATTACACGCTTTGCAGGTCGCAACATTCTGACGACAGAAATCATCGAGCGCAGCTCACCAGATTTCTTCAATGAGCTTGTTCGTATTATGGGATCAGCTATGGCGTTCTCTCAGAATAAGTACGTTGCAAATCAAGTCAAAACAGATGCAGTGAGAGCTGCAACACCAGCGGCTAACACAGCAGCGGGATTGATTGCATACGTCAGCCAAGCCAATGCAGCTGTTTATTCTGGAACTCAACGCTTTGCGCGTAACATCTTGGTATCACCAGCACAGTGGTCAAATATCATGGGTTACAACGACAATGGCACACCGTTATTTAATGCATACCAGCCACAAAATCAAGCCGGTCTAGTCACTGGACAATCACAACGCGGCGTCGTACTTGGCTTGAATTTCTTTGTTGATAATTCAGGCGAATTTACAGGAACAGCCGATGATTCAATGGTTGTCCTTGAGCCAGATGCATTCACATGGTACGAAAGCGGAAACTATCGTCTTGATGTCAATAAGCCATCTGACGGAACTGTTGAAATCTCACTCAATTCTTATGGTGCATGCGCCACGAAAATTGCAGCTGGTGGATCAACGTTTAATTTCACTTAATAACTAATCATCGGCCACAGCCGCTCCCGGATGTGGTCGAGCAGTAGAAGGGAACGGAAATGCCACAAATAGCCACAGCCGCAGAACTGCGCCAAATTCTTGGCGTTTCCGTATCTCTCTATTCCAACGCATATCTTGAGCAGATGATTGACAGCGCAGAGCTGACGATTCTTCCATTGCTTACCGGATACCAATCAGCAGTCACAGAAATCTTTGTAGAGAATTCAATTGCATATTATGGAACTCAGCGCGTCAATTATTTCGTGCCGGGTCAAGATGTCGTCATTACCGGATGCGGCGTTTATGATGCGACAGTCACAGTCACAGATGATCGCATTGCTCCAATGGTCTTTACGTCTGCAACGGGGCAAGCAGACAGCACATACACCATCCCAATCATTCCGAGCGGGCTTGCGTGTATTGATGGGGCAACCGCTGGCGATTTATACTCTGGCGTTGCTCCCATTAAGTCAGCAATCCTTGTTGTTGCTGTTGAAGTGTTCCAAAGTGTTACAGCTCCGGGCAATCAAATTATGAGCGACCAATTTCAGCCATCGCCATTCGTACTTGGCCGCAGCTTGACGAATCGAATCGTCGGCTTGCTTGGGCCATTCTTGGAAGTCGAAACGCTCTGCTTATGACAATTGAAGCCGACATCCGCACACCATTGCAGACTGCTCTTTCAACAATTGCAGCCAATGTCTATAACGGCATTCCAGAAGCAATGACTAGCCCATCAATCTGCATCGTTCCAGACGCACCATATTTGGAAAGCACTTTGATTAATGGATCAACTACTAAAGTCAAAATCAATATGCTCATCACTGGCGTCGTCGGTTATTCGAGCAACGCAGCAGCTTTGACCAACCTTGAAGATTTAATGATTTCAATCATCTCAACTATGCCGGCCGGATACGTCGTCGGAGATGTCAGCTCACCCACACCTTTGGAAGTCGGCGCAAGTAAATTCTTGACGTCCGATTTGCAAGTCTCAACGTATTACACCGACTAAGGAGAAAACAATGGCAACAACAATCATCACCGGCAGAGACATCACCTTCACCATTGACGGCGATGATTTCGATGCTCAGGCAACTTCCGCGACTTTAACAGTCGATTCAACAATCAACACATATCAGACACTTGATGGAAAAGCGTATTTCACTACTGATACGCAGGGAACATTTGCAGTCGAAATGCTTGCAGACTGGGGAGCAGCATCATCACTATGCGAAGCTCTTTGGACAGCTGCAACAAACGCACCAAATACAGGGCTTCCAGTGGTATTAGTGGCAGATACAGGTGCATCATTTGCATTTGATGTGCAGCCAATACTTCCATCAGCCGGTGGCACTGCACCAGATGCTCAAACAGCATCGCTTGCATTCACTTGCGTGACCACACCAGTCTTAACAATCAGCTAATAAAGGAGCCGGGAGCATGAAACTAAATATCGAGGTTACTTACCAAACTGGAGAAGTCGCTACCTATACGGCGGCTCCCCCAGAATGGCAAAAGTGGGAGCAAAAGACTGGATTCACAATCCAGCAAGCAGAAGAAAAGATTGGCATTTCTGATCTCTTATTTCTGGCCTATAACTCAATGAAACGTGAGAATGCCGGCAAGCCGGTCAAGTCTTACGACATTTGGTGCGAAGGCGTTGCAGATATTGGAGCAGGGAACGCAGACCCAAAAGTTACGCCGTCGGAAGTCTCAGCCGAATAGTTGTCGAGCTTGCAATAGCCACAAAGATTCCCATGAGCGAATGGACGACGGCGGAGCAGATTCTTACGGCCTTTGAGATATTGGAGCAGCAACATGGCGGATGACTTTCAAGTTGCATACGATAAGTCGGACTTGCGTCGTGTTACTGCTGCATTCAAAGCAATGGATGCCGAAGCTGTTGCTCAAGCGAAAGTCGTCAGCGGCGGCTTAGCCACTTACGTCCAAGGCAAGATTGTTCAAGCTGCTGGTCGTCGCCCTAATGATGCAGCTAACAGAATTGCATCCGGCTCACGTGTCTCCAAATCTTCAAAGATCGGAGAATTGTCATTCGGCTTTGTGAGTCAGAAATTCTCCGGTGGTGGTACAACTCAACAGCTTTGGGGCGGTTACGAATTTGGATCTAATAAATTTAAGCAATTCCCAATTTGGTCGGGTAGTCAAGGCCGAGGTTCCAAAGGCTGGTTCATATATCCGACTCTGCGAGCCGAACAGCCGAATATCATTGCCAAGTGGGAAAATGCTTTCACTGAGATATTGAAGGAGTGGTGATGGCCGGACAAAGTAGAACGCTCAAGCTCTCGATTCTGGCTGATGTAGATCAACTCAAGAAGTCGCTGAATGTCGCCAATAATGACGTTCAAAGCTCAAGCTCTAAGATTTCAGACTTTGGCAAGAAGGCTGGATTGGCATTTGCAGCCGCTGGAGTCGCAGCAGCTGCTTACGCGTCCAAGCTGCTTATTGATGGCGTCAAATCGGCCATTGCCGATGAAGCTGCTCAAGCCAAGCTCGCTAATACTCTCAAGAATGTAACTGGCGCAACTGATGACCAGATTGCCGCAACTGAAAAATATATTCTCAAGACATCTTTGGCCAATGGCATCACCGACGACCAGTTGAGGCCATCGCTAGATCGGTTGCTGAGAAGTGTTAAGGATGTGACCAAAGCTCAAGAACTGCAATCACTTGCGCTTGATATTTCTGCGGGTTCTGGCAAATCTTTGGAAGCAGTCTCAAACGCGCTTGCAAAGAGTGCCGAAGGGCAGAACACAGCACTGGGCAAGCTGGGCGTGGGTATTAGTGCAGCAGATTTGAAAACTATGTCATTCCAAGAAATCACGGCCAAACTCAGCGACACGTTCAAGAATCAAGCATCAGAACAAGCCGACACATTTGCCGGCAAGATGGCTCGTCTCAATGTGGCATTCGATGAAGGCAAAGAGTCAGTCGGTTCATTCGTACTCGATGCAATTACTCCGATGGTTAATACTTTCGTCAAGGATGTCGTGCCGGCCATTCAGAAATTCGCCGATGAAATTGGGCCAAAGTTGCAACCGGTAATCAAATTCCTTGGATCATATATTCAAGAAGTCTTGCTCCCAGCTTTCAAAGGCATTTGGGGATTTATCAATGATTTCTTGATTCCGATATTCTCATCAATTCTCACGCCAGCCATTAACGGATTGCGCAATGCATTTGAAAAGGTGCAAAAAGCCATTGGCGATAACACAGAAGAATTAGAGCCGCTGCTAGATTTCATGAAAGCAGTCGGAGAATTTGCGCGAGATACTTTGGCTCCAATTATCGGCACAACACTCAAAGGCGCATTTAGTGTTCTGGGAACAATTATTTCAGTCACGATTTCTGGATTTGCAAAGATTGTCACAGCCGTCACCAACGTCATTAACGCAGTCAAAGCATTTATCAAGCTTATGACTGATAATCCAGTCACTCGATTCTTTGGCTTAAGTGGAGATAATTCCAAAGGCTTAAAAGCCGGTGGAGCAGAATTTGACCCCAATATCGGTGGCGATATTGGTGATCCATTTAATGGGGGCGGTGGCGGCGGTGGTACAACTTTCGGCGGCAATGATCCGCGCACCTTTACCGGCGCACCATTAGGAGCATATTCACCAGCGATGCAGGCTGCAATTCTTAGACGCGAAGAACTCAAAGCTGAGACTGAACGCCTACGCAATGCCAGAGAAGCAGCCGCAGCGGCTCGCGCTGGGGTCACTGGCGGGCTTTCAACAGCTGAGCGCATCAATATCACTGTCAATGGCGCAATCGATGCTGAGGGAACAGCTCGCACAATTGTCGAGACTCTTAATGATTCATACTTCCGCGGTACAGGCGGCGCGTCCAATTTGCAGGCAATATGACAATCTTTAATCCAATATGGCGAGTCACAATTGGCGGCGTTCAGTACCAAACGGCCATTCTTTCAAATCTAACAATTACATCTGGGCGCACCAATATCTATGAGCAGGCTCAAGCTGGATACACCAACATTGAACTTATCAATTTAGATCAATCACCAGTTGTCATCGGAATCAATGATTCACTGACCATCGAATTACAAGATTCCACAGCTACATTCATTCCAATCTTTGGCGGATCTGTTGTCGATGTGGCCATTTCGGTGGCCGAATTGGGCAGTGTTGCTTATGCCCAGCGCGTCAAGATTATTGCATTGGGTGCATTGGCTCGATTGCCAAAGGCTTTAACAGATGGCACTTTGGTACAAGATTTCGACGGAAATCAAATTCTGCACATCTTGCAAGATTTGCTGCTTAATAATTGGTCAGAGGTTCCAGCAGCTTTGCAGTGGAATACCTATAATCCGACCGAGACTTGGGCAAATGCTCAGAATGTCGGACTCGGAGAAATTGATACTCCAGGAAATTATGAGCTTGCACAAAGGTCATCAAGTCGAACAGATATTTATTCACTTGTTGCAGCTCTGGCAACTAGCGGGCTGGGCTATATCTACGAGGATGCTCAAGGACTTATTTCATACGCCGATTCGACTCACCGGTCAATCTATTTAGCTGCGAATGGTTACGTAGATTTAAGTGCCAACGATGCACAAGGTGCAGGACTGAGCATTCAGCAACGAGCCGGTGATGTGCGCAATACGATAACTCTGAAATATGGCACAAATTCAACAAATGAAGTCGATGCAACATCTGCACTTTCGGTCAATCTATACGGCCAATTGGCTCAGATATTTACGACGACAGTCAAACACACAGTCGATGCTCAAGATCAAGCCGATTTCTATTTGACGCTCCGAGCGTTCCCGCAATATAACTTCAATCAAATCACTTATCAGCTCACAAATCCAGAGATTGATGATGCTGACCGGGATTCACTGATTAACGTATTCATGGGCATGCCAGTCTCTATTTCTAACATGCCGCTCAACATGTCGGCCGGTAACTATTTGGGATTCGTTGAAGGCTGGACGTTCCAAGCTGCGTATAACGAAATTAGCGTTTCACTAAATCTCTCACCGATTGCATTCTCATTGCAAGCCATGAAATGGGAAGATGTCGGTGTCGCTGAGACTTGGAACACTATATTGAATACACTTGACTGGGAACACGCCCTAGTCGTGGCATAAGGAGAAAAGATGAGCAATCCAACAACCCCATTCAGCTGGCAAATGCCGACGGCCACTGATTTGGTCACTGATTTGCCGGCAGACTTTGAGGTCTTTGGTCAAGCTGTTGCGACATCAATGGCTGATTTATTAGGCGGAACAACTGGTCAGATTCTTTCAAAGACTACAAATGCCGACATGGATTTCACATGGACGACACCAAATCCCGGAGACATCACTGGCGTCACTGCTGGCGTTGGTATTTCTGGCGGTGGCACGTCTGGAGATGTAACAGTCACAAACTCGATGGCAACTGCTATCACCACAAATGGTGATTTAATTTATGGAACAGGCTCCGGCACATTTACTCGCAGAGCCATTGGATCAACAGGAAACGTCTTAACAGTTTCCGGCGGTGTTCCAACTTGGGCAGCTCCAGCAGGTGGCGGCGGAAAAGTCTTGCAAGTAATAATGGGAACACACTCAACAGAAACAACTTCCTCATCAAGCACCTACGCCGATACTGGATTAACTGCAACAATTACACCAAGTTCTGCATCAAGTAAAGTCTTAGTATTGGTAACACAAACTGGTGTGGCAAAAGATAACAATGACACTGCCACAAACTTAAGAATAGTTAGAACCGCTACCACACTGATGACTGCTCTTTTAGCAGGTTACACAGGCGGTACTCAACGAGCAACCCCCGGCGCACAAGGACTTAATTATCTTGATAGCCCTGCAACTACATCAGCAACAACTTACAAAACGCAATTCGCTTCCTATGGCAATAGCGCAACGGCAACAGTTCAATGGTCGAGTTCGCTTTCAACAATTATTCTCATGGAAATAGGTGCTTAATATGGCAACAGGTGGAGAAGTTCTTGCAATGATTTGTCCAGAGAAAGAATGGGTCGTCTATGGCAACGACTATGATTCAATTCAATGGATCAAAGGTGAGCCAATTTCTAAAGCAGACTTTGAAGCTGGTTTCGCTCAATATGATGCTTGGAAAGCCGAGCAAAATGCTCAAATGCAAGCTGACAAAACATCAGCAACTGCCAAACTTGAAGCCCTTGGTCTAACTGCTGACGATTTGAAGGCACTTGGTCTTTAATGATTCAAAGCCATAACGGATGGAAAGCATCAAAAGATGCAAATGAAATCCATATTATCAGCGTTCCAATCGAGGGAACAAAGGTCAAGGTGCGATGTGCGAAAGCCGTCGCGCCATTGATTGCTGGATTCTGCAAAGAATTTCATGAGCTGATTGAACCCATTGATGAAGGTCAGCTTGATGATTGGGGTTATGCGTTCCGCATGGTACGTGGCTCCACTGACACTTTAAGCAATCACAGCTCTGGCACTGCCATTGATCTAAACGCAACGCAACATCCGCTGGGCAAATCTGGCACGTTCCCAGCTGAGAAAGTTCCAATGATTAGAGCTTTGGCTAAGAAATACGGCCTCAAATGGGGTGGAGATTATCGGAACCGAAAAGATGAGATGCACTTCGAAATCGAATTGAGTGAAGCGAAGGTCGCGGCACTCATCGGGAGCTTGAACAAAGGAGACAACTAATGGATCAAGCAAAAGCAATGCTGGCATCATGGGCAAGAAGCTCAGTCGCCGGCGCGTTGGCGGTTTATATGACTGGCAATACCAATCCAAAGGATTTGGCTTTGGGTCTAGTGGCGGGACTTGTCCCCGTTCTTGCAAGATGGGCAAATCCAAATGACGTAACTTTCGGCAACAAGAAATGAGCGTAGGCGAATGGACGGCGGTCGGTGGGCTTGTTCTTGCGGTGCTGACTGCCATCTATTCGTCAATGAGATTCATGGTGAAGTCGATCATGCGGGAGCTGATGCCCAATGGGGGCAATTCAATCAAAGACCAAGTGAGCAGAATTGAAGAACGTCTCAATCAATTGATTCTTGAACTGGCTCTAAAGAAGTAACCGACACGCCGATTCTTAGGCGGGAATCTTGAATTTGTCGGATATGCGTGTCACTCTGTAATTCGGGAGCTGGTTCGCAGCTCTCAGAATCGGGAGCAAGAAATGACAACAAGTGAAGTCGGTCTATTCGTCATCATGGCGATAGCGTGCATTCTCTGGGCAATTTGCAGTTATGCAGTCGGATACAAAGAAGGCCATCGTGAAGGCTATCAACGAGGCAAAGCAGTCGGCCGTCACATATCAGCCAAGGCGGTGCGCTAATGGGGTTCTTAGACGGGTATGAAGCCGCACGTGCCAGAACGGATCGCTGGATTCTCACACATCCGACCGGACGCATTGAAACAGAAATCATGGAATTTAATGCTGAAAAGGGTTACGTTCTAGTGAAAGCAACTGGCTATCGCAATGCAGATGATATTTATCCAGCCGGCGTTGATTTCGCTTATGGTTATCAAGGCGCATACGTGCAGAACATGAAACGCTGGTTCGTTGAAGATACAGTCACGAGCGCAATTCTTAGAGTTATGCAGCTCATTATGGGCGGTGCAGAGCGCACGACCCGCGAGACGATGGAGCAGATTGAAGCTCTACCAGCCAAGGTTGCTAAGACTGACCTTGACTACGATTATTGGACGACCAAATTCGGTGAAGTGCCATCGTTTAAGACTCAAGAAGAAGTCGATGCAGCTGGCACACCAGACTCATTGCAACAGTGCAAGCATGGCAAGCGCATCTTTCGAGAAGGCACATCAAAGACAACAGGAAAGCCTTGGGCAAATTACAGCTGCATTGAAAAGAAGCCAGAGCAGTGTGATCCCAATTGGCTAGTCATGAGCAGCGATGGCAAATGGAAGCCACAGCTATGACAAAGAGCCGATTGGTCAAGATTCTTGTCATTATTGAATGCATGCTTGTCGTGATTCTGATTGTGATGGCAACTCGATGAGTGGGCCAATCGAGATAATTAACCCAAGAACTATGAGCTGCACACTTATGGAAGATGGAGTCATCATCGCAACCTACAAAGTCGAGCAGTGTGACAAATGCTCCAAGCTGGTTAAATTTGATGAATTCGGTTATCAAAAAGGTTACGGCAATGAAAAGATTATCTGGTTCTGTTGGGAATGCCGATGAAGGGTTATATGCCACCGAGTCAGACGGACGATTGGGCGACTCCAGGAGAACTCTTCAACAATCTCAATGACATTCATGGATTCACCTTTGATGCAGCAGCCAGTCAATCAAATCGCCTATGTGACAAATGGTGTGGATTAGATCATCCGGATGAATCAATGCGTGATGGATTAGCTGCATCGTGGTTCGGTGAGATTGTCTGGTGCAATCCCCCTTATGGTCGGCAAATTAAGGATTGGGTCAAGAAGGCACATCAAGAATCTATCGGAGCAAAAATAGTGATGCTCTTACCAGCTCGAACTGACACGATGTGGTTCCACGATTACGCGATACAACACAAAGTCACATTCATCCGAGGACGATTAAAATTTGGTGCGGGTATTGCATCGGCTCCATTTCCGTCAATTATCGTGGAGATGTCTAAATGATTATGGTGCGTTTATCGCGTGAAGATGAAGTCGTGGCACATACTGCCGGACTTGCCAGAGAGTCACGCTATGGCTCGAATCCCAAATTCGTAGGAAACAAAGGCAACTTTCACAATGCTGTTGTGATTCACTCCGAAGCTGTTGGAGCTGAGATGGCAGTGGCCAGATACTTTGGGGTTGAAGGCTTTGAACCGACAGTCAATACATTCAAGAATGAGCCGGATGTCTATTGGAACGGCATTGCCATCGAGGTTAAACAAACGCCACACAAACGCGGTCACCTAATCATCAGCGACGATGATCGTGATACTGACATCGCTGTTCTGGTCGTAGGTGAATCACCGACCTATTACGTGATGGGCTGGATACCAGTCGGCGTTGCAAAGCGGCCAAGGTTCCAATCTGCCCAAGGCGGGTACTGGGTGAGTCAGATTAACCTGCAACCCATTGAGACGTTAAGGAAATCCATCCATGCCAATACTTGAATTTGATTGCTCAATCTGCGCAAAGCTCTACGGCAAAGCAAAGCAACGTCATGGCATCCGAAAGACGGCAGAGCTAACGCTTCATGAGTGGTTCAGTACGTGTCTTGGATGTGGGGCAATGGGCATCAAGCTAGTCGATGAAGCCAAGGTCGAAGGGTTAAGCCTTTGATTGTCTATGACTTCTTCGCTGGAACAGGAAGTGCAACTCAAGCATTCGAAGATGCAGGGCACACCATTATCAAAGTCGAACTGGACGAATACTTTGAAGCTCATGAGAGAGACATCTTGGCTTTGACTGCTGAATATCTAATTACAAAATATGGTCAGCCGGATTTGGTGTGGGCTTCGCCGCCTTGTCAGAAATTTAGCGTGGCAAGTCTTTGGAAGTATTGGCAAATGGGCGAAGATGGCAAATGCACTCCAAAGCATGAATCCGTTTATCCAGCTATTGAACTGATTAAACACACAATCAAACTTTGCCAAGATTTGAATCCGACCCATGGATGGTTGATGGAGAATCCTAGAGGAATGCTTCGCAAGCAGGCTTTCATGGGAGATTTGCATAGACGAACAATCACATATTGCCAATATGGTGACACTCGAATGAAACCCACTGACATCTGGGGAACTGTGGAATGGACTCCTCGACCAATGTGCAGACCAAGGGCGACGTGTCATGAATCTAGCCCAGCTGGTACAAATGCAGGCGGAACCGGCAAACTTAGAAATGCACGACTTAGATCAATGATTCCGTATCAATTAGGCTTGGAGATATTGAATGACATCCAATAAGTTATCCACAGACGTTATCCACAGGGTGTTGAACACGCCCAAGACTACGCTGAGACTTGACCGGTATTTGACTGCATCGGTACGCTCCATACTCGATGGCGAGCCGCTGATGCGGATAGCTCGCAGTCGAAGTCTGGTGCTGTTGGCCGTTCTATGTGTTGTGGGCACAACACCAGCGGAAGCAGTGACAGACATAGATAATTTGAAGCTATATGCTCATTCAAGAATTATTAACTATGAGCAGTTTCAATGCTTTCATAAGCTGATAACTAAGGAATCTAATTGGCGTATCAAAGCAATCAATGGATCGCATTACGGACTAGGGCAAATGAAGAACACCAAATATCGTGACCTAGATGGCTATCGTCAGATTGACTGGAGCATTCGCTATCAACGCACACGATATGGGTCACACTGCAACGCATGGAGATTCTTCCAGAAGCATGGGTATCACTGATGAGTAGAGCTTGGGCTAAGGGTTCGACGCGTAAGTGGCGGGTTATCAGAGAGCGCATATTGGCCAGAGATGGATGCTGTCAGATATGTGGCACGACAGAAGGACAGATGCACATCGACCACATCATTCCAAAGCGATTGAACGGGTCAGATGATGAGTGGAATTTACGGCAATTGTGTCAAATGTGTAATTT